AGGAATAGCCGGTGCAACAGGATATACGGGACCATCTGGTTTTGGGGCAACCGGAGTCACTGGATCCACAGGACCAACGGGTAACACTGGCCCGACAGGCCAAGCAAGTATCACCACAGGTCCCACGGGTAACACCGGACCCATTGGATTAGCTTCTACCACCACAGGTCCAACCGGTAATACGGGTCCAACGGGCACACCGTCCACTGTCACGGGTCCAACCGGTAATACGGGTGCAGCCTCTGTTGTGACGGGCCCTACTGGGTTCACTGGACCCACTGGATTAGCTTCTACCACCACAGGACCAACAGGTAACACTGGACCGACGGGCACACCGTCCACTGTCACAGGTCCAACCGGTAATACAGGTGCAGCCTCTGTTGTGACGGGCCCTACTGGATTCACTGGACCCACTGGATTAGCTTCTATTGTCACAGGTCCAACAGGTAACACTGGACCGACGGGCACACCGTCCACTGTCACGGGTCCAACCGGTAATACGGGTGCAGCCTCTATTGTGACGGGTCCTACTGGATTCACTGGTCCCACTGGATTAGCTTCTACCACCACAGGTCCAACAGGTAACACTGGACCGACGGGTATGCCCTCGATTACCACTGGGCCAACAGGTAACACTGGGCCGACAGGTGCAGCCTCTGTTGTGACGGGTCCTACTGGATTCACTGGGCCGACAGGTGCAGCCTCTGTTGTGACTGGTTTCACGGGCAACACCGGACCTACGGGTCCACAGTCCACTGTCACTGGACCCACTGGGCCTGCTGGATCGGGAGGCGGTGGTTCAACTGGTAACACTGGACCTACAGGTCCACAGTCCATTGTCACTGGACCCACTGGGCCGGGAGGCGGCGGTGGTGGTTCAACTGGTAACACCGGACCGACAGGTCCACAGTCCATTGTCACTGGACCCACTGGGCCGGGAGGCGGCGGTGGTGGTGGTTCAACTGGTAACACCGGACCGACAGGTCCAGCCTCTGTTGTGACTGGACCCACTGGACCTGCTGGATCGGGAGGCGGTGGTAGCAGTTCAATATCCATCGTAGGTTCAACTGGATTTGGTAGCGTTGTCACCGTTGCAACAGGTGGAACGGGTATTTTTGGAAACTCGAACATGACGTTTAGTGGAACACAGCTAGTGGTTAATGGTGGATTGACGCTTAGCAACGGCTTTCGTCCGCTGTATTCCAACGTGACCACTACTCCCCTGACCGTAGGTGCGTATGGAACTCATTACAATATCACAACCTCTGCTCTCAACGCCATCACCATTCCTGCAGTTGGGTGGGCAACGGATTTCAATGCATATTGGGTGTTCCGTAACAATACTGCGGGGTATTTGAACATCACGTTCACGTATACCAGCGCAGGAACCACTGCTCCAACAAATCCTATCACGATTCCTCCTGCCAATTCTGTGACCATGATGCTGACGTATCCTGGCGCTGCAACGTCCAACTATGTTTTGTTCTAAGTATACAATGCTAGGCACATCGAAGAGCATCTGGGGGTTTGACCCTCGAAGTGTTTCGGGGTGTGTGTTATGGCTGGATGGGGCGGACAATGCATCCATGAACTCGACCACGGCAGTGACACAATGGAGAGATAAGTCCGGTCAGACGAATAACATGACGGGATCGGGGACTTGGTCGGGAAGTAACATGGTCTTTAACGGCAGCACCAACGCCTTCTCGAACACCACCCTTGTATTTCCTCATGCGTCGTATTCATTGTTCGCAGTGTATTCGAACACTGTAGCACCGGGTGCGACTGCGTATATGAACGCAGTCTATGGTAGCAATGGCTATCCGATGATTGGTGTATTTGGTTCGAATCAGTATGTTTCCGCTCGATCTGTGGTTGCGAATACAGGGGCGTTGACAACAAGTGCGAATGCGGGATGGGTGCTTAAGTTTACCGGAAGTGGATGGGAGTTTCCGCGCGGTGGATGTATGGATTCAACTGGAGATTATATCTATATAGTTGGAGATACTACCGGTGTTTCGGCGACATTTTTCAATGCAGGAGGTGGAGTTGGCGCAGTTTCTTCAGTTTTGGGCATGATGCTTTTAAAGTATTCGACAGATGGTAATTTCGTATGGAGAGCTCCAACCTCAAACGCCCTTTACGCGTTTGGAGCTGCATCTGATCAAATTGGTAATTTGTATTTTGCGGGGTCGACTACCGCATCATCGACATTTGGCAGTGCAAACGGCAGTGTAACCATTGCATTAACGGGTCTTGGTGATCACAGTGCTTGTGTTGGAAAATATTCGTCGGATGGGACAGTCCAGTGGGTAGCTGGTATTTCAAGTGCCAATCAAGACGATTCTCGCGGTGTATGTGCAGATCCATTCGGAAATGTATTTGTATGTGGACAATACGCCGCAGCATGCACATTTAACAGTGCTCCGGCGATCGGTGGAGCAGGACTTGTTCTTCCGTTTGGAGCGGGTGTATATGAAGGATTTGTAGCCAAGTATTCGCCGAACGGAACCCTTATTTGGGCTACTCACATGGCAACTAGCGCAGGCACCGGAACGTTACCAGAATGGGTTCTGGCAGATTCAACTGGAAATGTTTATGTATCGTCGGGATATTCCGGCGGGCCATTAACGTTGTATAATGCAACTCTCAGCAATGGGACACCTGTTGCAGGAGGAACGGTAACACTTCCAATTTCGTCTGGAACCAATTCATTCATCGCGAAATATTCATCAACCGGATCTATTCTATGGGCTGTTCAGATTGCTGGACCAAGTGGGGGAGGGAATGGAATGGTGTTTGATAGCAGTGGAAATATAGTAGTTAATATCCCTACAGGTTCTGGAAGTATAATATTTAATAGTGCAGCCGGAAGTGGAGGCACTAATAACACAATATCGATAACCACAACTGCTCTTGCTAAATACTCGCCAACGGGTTCTAATATATGGGCTGTTTCCATATCGGGCAGATACCTTGGAACTGACTCGATTGGAAATTTTTATACAGTTGCAGCCAAGTATTCGCCAACGGGTTCTAATTTGTGGAGCGCGAGCACTAATGGTGGAACTGCAGTGTTTGCAGATGCAAAAGGTAATAGCTATCGCTGCCACTTGTGTAACGTATCGTGGAACGCATCTAATGCAGATGGGACGGTGGCAGCATCATTAACTATTACTGGTCAGTATGACGGATTCGTAACCAAATACTCCCCTGCAGGATTCATTACATCCTCGCCTGTTCTTGCGTCGTCCAACGTCATGGTCAGCGCAACATATCCATCTCCGACCGCATTGACTCCGTTCACCAACGGAGTGTCCATGACTGCTTTGGCAGGCACTACGCTCGCGACTACGGGTCTGTTTGTTGGCGGTCCGTCCAATTACTTCAACGGGACTGTATCGGAACTGCTGCTCTTCAGTAACGCCTTGTCATTTGCCCAACGTCAATCCGTCGAAGGCTATTTGGCATCCAAGTGGGGCTTGCGGACGTTGATGCCACTCATTCACCCCTTCTACAGCTTACGTCCCTCTAACCGCGGATTCTCACCGTTAGACATTCCCGGATGCCAGCTGTGGCTGGATGGGGCGGATTTATCGAGTATGACGCTGAGTGGCATTAATGTGACCCAGTGGAGCGATAAGTCTGGATCAGGTAATCATGCCACAGGCGGTGTATCTCCAACCTATTCTAGTTCAGCAGGAGCTGTCCTATTCAATGGAACATCAAGCTATTTACAGACATCACTATCGGCAGTGCCTACAGTTGAAACAGTCTTTGCTGTATTCAGAGCGAGTATATTACCAACACAAACAGATGCAGGTGCTGTCATTTTTGGAGCTACTGGAAGTGGTGGAAGAGGTTTTGTTGTAATCACAAATGCTACAAGCGGCTCCACTGCTTACCAATTACGTTATGATGCGTATGCTGTTGGAAATATAGCTTTAACTCCATATGGAGGGGTTATATACAACACGCTAACATTGGCGACAGCTCAGTATACAGGAGGACAAGGTGCTGGTTCTACAAATGGCTCTAGCTTTGGCTCATTTCAATCGCTTTCCTTTTCGGGTTCTACTACGACACGTATTGGCGCTGTTAGTGGCGGAGGGTTTTTTAATGGAACAATTAATGAGATTCTCATTTACAACACTGCACTCGCTGCCCCCCAACGTCAGCAGATCGAAGGCTATTTGGCGGCAAAATGGGGTCTTCGAGGCTCGATACCCGGTATCGCGTCATCGCCCCTGGATATTCCCGGATGCTCGCTGTGGCTGGATGGAAATGATGTAAATGGAAACGGGGTACAACCAACCAATGGAGCGAGCGTATCTTCATGGAAAGATAAATCAGGACTGGGATATCACGCAGTAGGAAACTTGGGAACTGGAACCTATTCATCAAACGGGTTTGCCGGTTATCCGACCATACAGATAACTCAATCAGGAAATATGAAGGCACCTGTCCCTGCTGGCACTTTTTCAAATGCGGTCTCTGCCTTTATTGTATGGCAGAAAACGGGTGGGAGCACTGGCTGCGATGCGTTAGTATCTAGAGGATTAGGTGGTAGTGGGGGGCCATTTGATATGTATTCATATACTTCTTTTGGTAATTCTCCAAAGATTATAGGCAACGGTGCAACTGGATCCGCCTACTATGATACCATCACTTTTTTTCGTAATCCTAACCCAAATATATTTTTTTTTAATATTGCCAGTAATGCAAGTACAACCTGGAATGAAAGTCTAAATGGATCCTATAGGACTCTTACAACATCTGAGGGTACAGCTGCATATGGAGATGCTGGATCAAATATATTTATCGGTACTCGTGCCGATGGATTTTCAACAATGATCGGAAATATTTCGGAAATTATTTTCTATAACTTTTCTTTGTCAACCACTCAACGCCAATCCATTGAAGCTTACCTTGTAGCGAAATGGGGCATCACAGCTACCGTTGGAACCGCCCACCCCTATAAAACCCTTCCTCCCACCACCTCGCAGCCCGCTCAATTTTCCGAAGTCAGTCCAGGAAACTGGACACATGACTGGCAGCCGTATTTACGGGCATTGACGAGGGCGAATGCGGGGGCGACCGCGAGTTTCAGTTCGAATGCTGTGACGGGAGCTACACCGGGTGGCAATATTTATTATTGTTATGGAGGTGTCCTAGCCCCAAATGGTAAGATTTACACTATTCCATTTAGTGCAGGTTATGGAGGCATAGTTGACCCCATTACAAATACGTTCAATTCAAATGCTTTAATAGGAACCATTTCTACAAACTTTCCATATGCAGGGGGTGTATTGGCTACCAATGGAAAAATCTACTGTATGCCCGCAGTGGCTGCTAACATTGGTGTTATTGATCCAGAGTTAAATACATTTACAACATTTGGATCAGGTATTGGTAATTATACCGGTGGCATATTGGCTCCCAATGGGAAAATCTACTGTATTCCCAATAATGCTACATCTATTGGAGTGATTGATACATTGGCGACTCCGAATACATTCACAACTTTTGGAACTACTCCGGGTGGAACCGCTTATGTTGGAGGCGTGTTGGCTCCAAATGGAAAGATCTACTGTATTCCATGTAACGGAACCTCTGTTGGTTTGATTGATCCGGTCTTAAATACATTTAGCTCAAATACTGTGGTCGGAACTGTTCCGGGTGGATTTTCTTATTTCGGGGGTGTATTGGCTCCGAACGGTAAGATATATTGTATCCCCTACAATGGAACCGGTGTAGGTGTAATCGATCCCACTGTAAATCCACCTACATTTAGTTCAAATGCTGTGATGGGAACAGCTCCGGGTAATACTGCCTATACAGGCGGTGTCCTCGGTCCGAATGGAAAGATCTACTGTATTCCTCGTAACGCAACCGGCGTAGGTGTAATTGATCCGGTCTTAAATACATTCACTCCAAATGCTATAACAGGAACCGCACAGGGGGCAGAAGCTTATATTTCAGGTGTTCTTGCTCCAAACGGAAATATCTACTGTCTGCCATTTAAAAGCGGGAATATCGGTCTAATATCCTTCTCAGGTCTAACGCAAACACCCTCTTTGAACTATTGTTTATCTACATTGACGAACAAATTCTAAGCACGTCGCTCCACTCCTCAAGCTCGACTCACACGCTCCGTTTCACTACGCTCGACTCACATGTATCTTCAGTGCATTCCCCTCGAACGAATATGACACGGTGATGCCCGTGAGCAGCGACTGGATTTTCGAGATGATTTCACCGATGTCCGTTCTGAGCAAATACCACGTATACGCCATCACATCACGCGTCACACCGTCCGAACACACATTCGGCGGCGTGAAACTGAACGACTGCACCACGTAAATACCGGGAAATCCAGCAGCTGCCCACGCGAACATCTGAGGACGGAAGCCCTCGCGAGTAGGGTTCAAAAGAGGCGCAAGAGAAGCGCGATCGTTGGCTTCCTGTGCGACGATCACCGCGTGAGAGGCCATCAGCTCCTCCATCGTGGCGATACTTGGCGGGGGCGGTGGCTCGGCCGGCTCAGTGGAACCGATGGGGAATGGAAAGGGGCTTCCAGTCGGGCCGGTGGATTCAACAGGCACGGGTTCAGAGCTTCCAGTGGGTCCAGTGGATTCAACAGGCACGGGTTCAGAGCTTCCAGTCGGTCCAGTGGATTCTGCGTCCACCACAGGTTCAGAGCTTCCAGTCGGTCCGGTGGGTCCAGTGTCGCTCATTTACTACTAGTTAAGACTTTCAATCCGGCCCTCCGAACTTCTTGTAATACTCTGAATACGACATAGCAGGAGGACCAGTAGGTGCAACATTCGAAGGCGCGAACCGCTGAAACAGGCGCTGGCCCATCATCACCGATGCCTCCTGCTCGGTGGTCTCGCCCTTCTCGATCTTGCGCTTCAGAGCGAGCATTTCAAAAAAGGTGGCGTCCAAGCGATCCTCTGCGTGCATCTGCCAAAGACTTGGGTAATTGAAATAAAGAGTCTCATTCTCCTGCTTGAGCTTCTCCATAAACTCCTCCCGACGAAGATGTCTCCACTTCTTCTTCGAATGGTCCATATTGCGAACTAAAGCCTGAATCTGAGTTGCGGTCAGCTCCTCTGTTGTGATATGACGCTCACCCTCTGCAACCTCCTGAGGAGTCAGTTCACGCATACGTTGCTCTGCCATTGTTCTGTGTATTCACAGAATCTATAAGTGGGTATAACGCAACCATTAACCGCGCGCACTCTTCGTGATTGGTCATTCCCGTCAGAATGATATTTCCTGTGCGAAACACCTTTGCGATCCACTTGGTCTCTGGGAAATACACCTTGACAGCCGGATAGACCGCGGGCTCATACTCTGTGCGAACTCCCGCCTTTCTCAGTGCTGCATACAGTGTCTCACGAGACAGGTTAATGGTTGCGCTAAGCCGAGTCTTGTAATTCATGAGGACCACACGGCGAACTTCAGATGTCCACACATCATTTGGTGCAGTATCATCCGGAACCGACACGGCCTGTTGGCATGTAGCTAAGATATGTGTCCGAAGCTTGGACATGACCGAGCGGTCATACCTCTCGTCCAACACGCCTGTGATGTGAAAGACTCCATTCTGAAAGATCTTCACCGTGATCTCCTTCTTCTTCAATGTCCCATCACCATCGTCCAGACTGACGAGAGTGATGGAATTGTGTCCAAACCCAGTTGTTCGCTTTGACGGGGCCTTCTTGTTGCGTCGCTTAATCAGATCTCTCTTGGAGGCTCCACGTGCAGGAATACCCTGCTTCTCAACCTTAATAATGGACTCCGTCAATGGAAGGGACTCCAGAAGGAGGTTGGTGTTCAGTCTCACGTTCACGGTGTATAACACCACCATTGTGGTTAATACGGGCGGGTCCATGAGCTTCACTGGTATACAGGTGGTCGATTTCGTTTTTCCACGCCTGTGAAAATGACAGTGGTTCACGAGTTACCACATGGCAATCAAATGCGCGAAGAACAGATCTCAGCTTGGTCTCATCTGCGGCATCCAGCATCCATCCCTCAAGATATCCCAACCAAATCACACCCGTCTTATGATGGGAGAGAATTGCGAGCGCTGTATCCGCTAAATTTTGAACCATCTCGTATGACAGATCAAAACATCCGGTTGGCTTGGGAATATTATATGTGTAGACGGTCAACATTAAATAGCTAATCGAAGATTTATTTAAACGGCTGCGTTCTTCCACTTGGGACTGCCATCCGGATTGATTTCGCCAGTATTGACACCCCTACATTTACTGCATGTCGACGCAAGATTGACCTTACCGCATGCAGAGCAGCAGTTGGCAATGGCCTGACGGGCGGCAGCAATTCTCTCCTCCTTGCGATAATTGGGATCCGTTGTCGAGATAAGCGTCGACAGAAGGATTGTATCGTTGACCTCACGAAGCTGGTTAACAAACGTGGCGGGCATAACTCCGTTTGTCGGGACCAGTGTGGGTCCAAGGCAGTTCTCATTTCGGATCTGCGACACACCTGGCATGATCTGTCGAGCAAATTGCTTATCGTTTACTGGATTTCTCATCGCAGAGGTCGAGCTGGCCGATGCATACGTCACGTAAGCGGATGCGTCCTTCACCTGGTGCCCGCGGGCAATTGTTCTAACCGATTCTGTGCGAGTGCTCGGGGCATTCAGTGTGGACACACACGCAGTTGCAGGCAAAAACTGTTCATAGACCGCAGATGCCGCCTGCTGTCTTTGGATCTCAATCATTTGTCCACACGTCATCTTGGGACGAGTGTCGGTGTATTTAGTTGCACGCAGCTGTTGGCGGACGAGATGCTCGCTACACGAGGACATACTTGTTATTCACCCAGAACGTTTCCTCAGACTCCAGGATGCGTAAGCAGATGGCGCCGACAACACTCTCGTGTCAGACCCAGATCATTCAGAGCCTTACCTTCTGCGGTGACCTTCGTATCCATCGTAAGATACATGATCTCCGAATCCGGAGCACGCCCAGACTCCTGGCGATACTCTTTCACAAGCTTGAGAAATGTCTTCCACTTACCAGCGATAGGGAGATTGCACGTAAAGCACTTTACTGGAATTGGGAAATCCATTTGGTATGAGCTTATTATATACTCATTCGCTTCCGTTTTCAGAGTTATTTTCACAGTATAACATCAAGAAAATAGGGAAGTATGCGAACCGGAAGACCGCCTACAGATCCATGGGAGAGAATACTCAAGCATGTTATCAAAAACGAAACAACTGGATGTTGGGAGTGGAGTGGATTTAGAAATGCATGTGGTTATGGGTTATTCTGGTTAAATGGTAGACAGCGCAGAGTCCATAAGTTTACACTAGAAAGGAAACTTGGAAGAAAGTTTGAACCGCTTGAAGTCACTCGACACATGTGCCACAATCCATGCTGCTGTAATCCAGATCACCTCGAAGTTGGAACTGCAAATGATAATATGCAGGATAAGGTTCGTGCAGGACGGCAATTAAAGGGCGAGGAGAATGGAGCATCAAAACTAACAAATGAACAGGTAGCTGAAATACGTGCATTTCAGGGAATGCATACTTGTAAGGAACTTTCTGAAATGTATGGTGTTCATAGTGTTCACATATCTAGGATTCATAATAACAGAACCCGGTATTATGATTAAATCTTGTCTACCCGAAGAACAATGAAGGTTAAATCGAAGGCAGTGTATTTCCTTGCGGCTGCAGTGATCCTCTTTGCGTTGTATCTGTTTATCAACCCGCCTGCTGCAGACTTTGTGGCTACGCGCACCGACGATGTGAGCCGCTTCTCTCCGGATTCGTTAGATGTGCAGATGGCCATGGGTGGATTCACACGTGATCCTCCGAAGACATTGGCGTCTCCTCCGCCCATGAAGCCGCTCCTCCTGTTTCCCCCATCGGAGGAGGACCTGCAAAAGCTTTCTGGACCGGCGTCGAATGTGTAATAATGAGTTATGCAACTGAGCCATGCTGGGCATTGGTTGGGTCAAGTCAGTTCTTTTTGATACCAACGCTGGCTTACTTTCTTACGGGTGAGAGAGTCTGTGGGTTCGTTAACGTAGGTATTTACCTATCTTCGATTGCATATCATGCTACAAAACCGAAGTATCCTATTCTGCTTTACGCAGATATGGTGTTTGCTCAGGCAGGTAACGTGTGTGCGATCTATACGACCTCGAAATATATGCCATATTCCCTTCCACTTTACTCTGTATTTCTTGGATCAGCACTAACTATTTACTATTATGGTCGTCACACTTCATCCCTAGCATGGGATCCTGATCCAAACATAGCGACTGCGTGGCATGCAACAATGCATTTCATTCTTTCGGGAAGTGCCGGGTTGAGTATTTTGTTAGCAGGCTCTTTAACAAATGAGCGCATTCAAAAAGTGGCTGCTACTCTTAATTGTCGGATTGGCACTGCTTCACATGGGATTCGGTAGCGTAACCGATATCCTCCGGACAGGACAGCTCACCCCTCAGCATGGATGGACAGAAGCGCTGATTCTTATGTTATTAGCCATCGTGGTTGCAATCGCTGTCAAGTAGTGAACTACCAACTCAACTCCAGTTCCTGCGCAGACCAAAACTCCGAGGTTCCATTGGGCATCTGTCGGCGAAACAGAAACGGAAGCTTACGCTGCTCCACCTCACGCTTTACAACCTGATCGAGAAACCGCGGATCGCTTGTGCGAAGTCCATCCAGACTTACAAGCGGTTTTGCGCCCTCTGCAATCTGCTGCTGACGAGCTGCTAGAAGTGCGACATATTCATACCGGCTGAAGAACGGTCGCGTGCTGCGTGCAGTCTCCATCGCCTTCGTTACCTCCGGACGAAAGACGGGATGAACCTCGGGATGATCGGTCAATGTATGCGAAGCGCTAGCGGACATGTTCCTCTCTTGTCTAGGAACATACTCTTTCGTTTTCAATAAATGCCGATCATCCGTGGCGCTGCATCGGATTTCACGACTCTGACACGAGTTAACGCAACTCAATCAACCGATCCTGAGAAGAAGTCTCGCACATTTGTTGCGCCAAACAAGGCAGTGATTGCCCCGATTGTGAATCAATTGACGATATCCCGGCAAGTTCGGAATTGGAAGAGTCCGCCTTTCAACGGACGTATCTACATCACGTGAAAAATATTAACAATACATAATGCCTACCCGTTCTGCATCGGATTACCTGAGTTTTGTTAAGGCACAAGTAGAGTCGAATCGAGGCAGTGTTCCACCCAAGCTGACTCGCACAACTCCGTATAACCAGGGAGGTTCGGTTGTTTTGAATGCGATTACACAGGAATCCGATATGCGCTATGTCACGAGAGGACAGGCTGCACCTGCGCGGGTGATTGGTCGTCCAGTAGTTTTTAATCGCTCCAACCCTAACAATCTTTCGCAGGTCGGAACGCTGAGCGGTGGCGGTGTTCTTGGTGGAGTGGTGAATCGCCCCGCAACACGCGTGTCAGGAACAGCTGGACTGGTTGTTCTTCAAACCAGCTTGATTCAGAATGCCAACCAGAATGCTGGTAACAGCGGCAGCTTCCGGAATAACAGTCCGGCGATTACGGGGTAAGAAGGTCGCTTACGCTCGAGCATTCTGCTTCCACATTGCATCACACACTGCACACTGATACATCCAGGTTACGTTCACACTGTCAAGCTTCACGCCTACAATGTCTGACTCCTTACCGCGCGTTTCGCACGAGGGATTGAGACACGTCATCGTCTTGAAACGGGGAAGCGTCGGATCATACTTCAGGTAAGGATTGATGGAGTATTGCACTGATGTATCCTGCTGAAGATCATGCTCATAGACAACTGGATTCTCCTTTGTCACCTCCTCTTCATAGGGACAGGAGCGGCACTTGAGAAAGGCCTTGCTATCCCGCTCAACAATCTCATACAGGAAGTTGGAACACTTGGTGCAGAACTTCATCTTGCTTACCATTTGCTGTGAACTTTTGTATTCCTTTTAGACGTTGGAATCTATTTTTGTGCGTTCAAAAGGAATCGGTCGTGCATAATTCGTCGTGAGAGTACGCAACGATGTTGAACCCTACATCCCGTCTCTCTAAGTTTCTTGCTAAGCGTGTCTCGGAGACCGGAAGCGGTCAGGAAACGCACCAGCTCGGTGGTTCGCGGATTAATTACCGAATTCTACCCGAAGATATGACCGAGTTTCGGGATCTTTACTGCGAGTATATTAATGTTCCTTATTCGACGCCCACTCTCTTTGAGAAGCTATCGCAGGGTATTGCACCGCTTCGCATTGACTTGGATTTGAATTACAAGGGCGAGCACTCAACTCCGTTTCATACCCGTGATCATACCAAGGCGTTCATTGAGGCGTATATGACGGAAGTAGCGAAATATCTTGTGATCGCGGAGATTACGGATGTCTATGTTATGGAGAAGGCGTTTCCCACCTGGTATCCGGGTAAGGATCAGACAAAGTCGGGTATTCACATTGTGATTCCAAGCTTGATGTCAGATGCCAGGACGGAGCAGGCAATTCGAGGTGCACTTGTCGGGCGAATGGAGTCCTTCTTTGCAGGTGTTCCAGTTGAGAAGGGATGGCGCGATGCATATGACGAGACACCTTTGACTCGTAAGTGCACATGGTGGCCCATGCTTGGATCGAAGAAATGGGATGAGAACGGGGGAGAGCCTGCACCGTATAAGGTGAAGTATGTGGCCGAGTGGGATCCAGCAGATGGAAAGGTCGCAATTGACGAGGACCGCGACAAGAACGTAACTCCCGATCTGGTCGCGAAGTTCTCCCTTCAAACTCCCGGTGCGGTTGGTAGCCCGGCGACTCCGCTTGGTATGGAGATCCGCTGTGCATTCGAGCGAGAGCTGACAGCGCGTGCTCCTATTTCCGGAGGTCGTGCAGCAACACCGGCACGCGGCCGTCCTGCTCAGCGCGGTGATGTGGGATCTCGAGAGTCCTCGCCCAATCGTGTTATCTATCAGCAGCCTTTGACGGAGACACTGCGCAAGTATTACGCAGATCACGTGGACAACCTTGCAGAGTCCAGATACAAGGACTATAAGGATTGGCTTGACGTCTGCATCTGTCTGAAGAATATTCATCCCGACCTGAACGATGTATGGCATGCATTCAGTCAGAAGGGCCAGGAGAAGTATGATTTCCGCGAGACGGAATCGAAATGGATGTCCGTCGGATTCAGAAATGACGGTATTAAGCTGGGAATGGGAAGTCTTCGCTTCTGGTCTCGAAATGATAACCTGAACCGTTACCTTGAGATTGAGAAGACGAATATCGAGAGCTTGATCAAGGAGTCTGCTTCAACGCAGACGGAGCACGATGTTGCACAGGTCGTGTTTGCAATGTATCGCGATGAGTTCAAGTGTGCAAAGTTTGGTGCGAATGTCTGGTATCGGTTCATTGGTCACACATGGAGAGAGACCGACCGCGGTATTGCGCTACAGACTCGTCTGTCGAGCGATGTTGTGAAGGAGTATCGTCGTTTCGTCATGGATATGGACCGTGAACTGAGTGTGCTTCCCGAGTGTGCAGGTAAGGGCGAGGGTCACAATCCGGCTGAGTGCCAGTCCTGTGCAGCCGAAAAGAAGAAGAAGACCTATTCCGACCTTATCGTGAAGCTGAAGAAGACGGGCTTCAAGAAGAGCGTGATGGACGAGTGCCGCGAGCTGTTTCTTGATGAGGAGTTCGTTAGCAAGGTGGACGAGAACAAGCGACTGATTGCCTTTCGTAACGGAGTGCTGGACATGACCACCATGCCGCCTGTGTTCCGCGACGGAAAGCCAGAGGATTACATCTCCTTCTGCACAAATCTGGACTTTGATCCGAAGAAGCCGTATTACGAGTATGATTGCTGGTCAGAGCTGAACAAGTTCCTCCACGACGTGCTTCCGGATGCAGAGGTTCGCACTTACTTCATGGCTTATCTGGCAAACTCGCTATCGGGCGAGAACGATGCACAGAAGTTCCACATTCTGACCGGAGAGGGATCGAACGGCAAGTCTATGTTGATGATTCTGATGTCGACAACTATGGGAGACTATGCATGCACTGCGCCGATTTCGCTGCTAACCCAGGGACGTAACAAGTCTGCGGCCGCTGCTCCGGAGTTGGTTCGCATGAAGGGTCGTCGCTTTGTGACCATGCAGGAGCCGGATGAGCAGGTGCCTCTGAACACTGGACTGATGAAGGAGCTGGCGTCGTCTGAGAAGATCACGGCTCGTGATCTGTATGCAGGATCCAAGCAGATGATTGACTTTGAGCTTCAGGCACGTTTCAATCTTGCGTGTAACGAGAAGCCGAAGATCAACACCACGGATGGAGGCACGTGGCGCCGTCTGGTGGTCGTTGGGTTTCCGAACAAGTTCGTGTTTTCTCCGAAGCTTCCTCACGAGAAGCTGATGAACGAGAGCATGAAGCAGAACTGCATGAGCGAGTCATGGGCTACCGCGTTTCTGAGCTATCTCGTGCATCTCTTCACAGAGGGTAATGGCCTGCGGAAGCTGGCTGCACCGGAGAAGGTCATGGAGTATATTGCGGAATACAAGGAGGACAGTGACGTGATCGCCAAGTTCCTCCGTGAGAAGATCCACGCTCATCCGCCACTGGCTGTGGATGAGCAGGGACACGAGGGTGTCTCGTGGAATAGTCTTACTATGACATTCGGTGAGTGGAAGCGTTCAAATGAGCTGATGGGTAAGGGAACTCCAGCTGAGCTGAAGAAGCGCATCGAGGCGACCTATGGTAAGATCCCTAAAGGCGGTTGGACTTCCTTCCGGTGCGGCGACGCTTAGATCTGTGCTTGTGTGTGCGGTGACGACGACGGGCACCAACAAGAGGAGCCGAAGCCGGTGCAGGAGTGACTTTCGATTTCAGCCAGCTCAACGAATCCGTTGCATATGCAGTCAGACTTTCGAACATTATTACTATCTTAGTTTTTTACTGTCCGCCGCGAGTGGCGCCGATGCGAGTCAGCACATACGACCGCAGAAGGCCGATCGTAAAGACAACCAGGGCAAAGGATACGATCAGGTTGACCAGGTCACCGATGACCGCGCCAACCTTGAGGTCAGCCGAACCAACCTTGATACTGAAGGCCGTGATGCCCTTGCCGGCGGAGGCGGCCGGCGCGAGGAGCGGCACAAGGATACCGTCATTCAGCGTCTTGAAGAACGCCGCGACGACACTTCCGAGGTAAAACGCAGCAGTCAGAATGATGATGTCCTTAGTATCGAGCATTTATTGAATCAGCTAGAATGTTTTTGAGGCTACGACATAATGAAGATCCGCAGCGTCGGATTGGATCGGTTGGCTGGAAACATCAAGTCCATTCTCGCGTTTGATTGCGAGTTTTGGCATATCGGCGACCAGTTTCTTCCACGTGAAGTGGGAGGCTACCACTTGACACGAAGCGGAGATTCCTGGACTCGTTCTGCACCCTTTTTCGTGGTGCTCCCGCCACCTCCAAATCAGCTCAATCGCGTCTCCTCAAGGTTCTCCACTGTGACACCCGCTACCTCCTTGACATTGGATATTCTGGAAGAGACAGAGCGGTCGGCATCTGAGTTTCTTGGTCAGAACGACAGTGTTGCTGCATATTTTGCTGACAAACACGTGAAGCCTCACTTGAAGCCTGCCTCGTGGCTGACTGGATTCATGAAGATGTTTGCGCAATCTGTGGTGGTGATCAAGGGCGAGATGGATTTGAAGGCATTGAAAGCAGCCTGTCTTCGTCATAAGATCGGTTACCATGCGCCTGCTGGTATCTTTGATATAGCGACTCACAACTCTGAGTTCACTAAGAGATGCAAGACTGCAAAGTTAGAAGGCACATATGCATGTGTTGCCCATGAGCTGGATTCTGGCCTGAAGAAGGCGTTCCCGATTGGAAAGGCGCACAACCCTGTCTTCGATGCCGCGATGACGATTCAAATTGCCGCCTGGCTGGCTGAGAAAGATATGCGCTGAGAACAATGGACACCCGGTTTTTTGGGCCGAGTGCGTGGCAATTATTTCACTTGATTGCGCAGGGATCACCCAATCCGACAGCCATACTATCGTATATGGGCCGTATTCTCCCCTGCAAATACTGCCGCGAAAGCACCACAAACTTCATATCCGATACGCCGTTGACGAAGGGAATGAATGCAGCTCGGTGGTTATACGAGATTCACCGTAAGGTGAACCACAAACTAACGAAACAGGCAGAGACAGACCCGAAAGTGATTCTGCCTGAACCCGATCCGACATTTGAGGATGTTCATAAGAAGTATGCAGAGCTTCTCAAGAACAAACCCCACGCTGTGCCTGGGCGTGATTTTCTGTTTTCAATTGCGTATAATTATCCCGACCACCCAGACTATGATCAAATGTCCACGCAGCAAATGTTCATGAAACTACTGGCTAAGACGTATCCGTTTGCCGAGTTGCGCAAGGTCTATGCAGGCTATACAGAGAAACATCCACTTGCTCTGGAATCTCGAACGGTGTATTTGCGTTGGATGTATGGTCTGTTAAAAGCATTGTCCGTAAAAACGAAATCGCCCATCCGAACATTTAGAGGGTATGCTCACCATGTCGCCTATTACAAAAGTGGATGTTCAAAGCCAACTTACCATGGAAAAACGTGCCGCAGACTGGATAACGGGGGCTTCACGAAACAACGTGATCATCGACGAACACGACGGATCGCTTCTGGAGGTTTACTTGCGTAAACAGACCGCTGAACAGGCGAGTCTGTGTATGCATGTATATTTGGCGGGTGTGACAGTTCTTACGATTCTAGTTATGTGGTCGATGGTTTCTTAACGGCGGTGGCGGCGAGTGCGCTTCTTCGACGGACCCGACATGCCGGTGCGCTTGTAGGTCTTCTTCGCCTCCAGGATCACCTTCTTCAGGCCGTCGCCCTTCTTGTAGGTGCCGCGGTGCTTCATCTCCGACATCGTCTTCTTAACATGAGTGAGCCAGGGGTTTGCCATTTTGTTTTAACCGCGGGAGATAAATCCCGGACGCCCTAAAGGAGTCGGACAGAGATTCCACTGGCATCCATACGCATACACATCGTCTAATACCTTAAATCTAGAAAACGCCTCATCTGGGGCGACTAAGACAATACCTTTTTGCGTGAAGTTGCGGATCTCCTCCGGCTCACGCGGATGGGCTGCCTGCTGATAGGTTAAGCGGCGCAGGCTCTCTTCATTCCACGAGAGATTCAGCATGGGTTCAAGTTCTGTGCCACGGACTTCAGATCCAGAGACAAGGATCAGCTTGTCCGCAAGAGTGTTAAGAGGTGCATCAAGGACCGGGCCAGTCATCAGCTGCTTGCGAACCGTTGTCTTCAGATGATACGCCATCCGGTTCATGGTAAAGTTCTTCTGCGTGTGCGAAACAATCGACAGAATCAGAGGTGTCTTATTCGGAAACGCCTCTTGAAGAAGGGTAACGCACGCAGACTCGAACGTCCTGGACTCCTGCGCAATATCAGACCCAGACGCTTGGGGTTTGAGCGCAACAACCGGTTGATCCTGCTCATCTGAATACACATGCAGCTCAATCAGCCTCAAACCCTTCTTTAACGCACCACTAAGATCTTCAAACGTGCTTCCCTGAACGTAATAGTCCTTGAGAGTTCCAGTTACTTCTGTCGGTGTTTCATTCACAGGATCGCTCGCCAACACATATCCTGCGGCAACCAAAATACCGATAGCTGCAATGGTCTCCATTGTTGATGAGTCGCCTTATTTTTTCTGCTTTCGATACGCTAAATCGCGGAGGGCGTTGACTTCATCGTCGCTTATCCGCTTATCCATCGGAATATCAAGAAGACATGCACGGTGGAAATATAAGCAATACATTCCGCATTCAGATTCCTTAAACTGGTGTCGTGTTTTGTTATAGGTCAGATGCATCTTCGGTCCGCCATGTGCATCCCACTGATCCTTCCACCGGAACATCAACCGTTGAATCTCCTTCTCGGGATAGTGAGCATACGAGTCAAAATAGGTCATACGAGGATACTGCAGTTCTGGGCGGATATCCAGAAATGCCGCAATCCAATGCTGTCCGGGCCCATCGTGCACATCTGTGTTGAAGACAATTCCTACTCGCCGATAGCCTCGTTTGTAAAGAGTATCCAGCTTCATAGAACACAGAGTCGACACGATACACTTAGACATCTCAGACTTCAAATCAAAGTCAATCGGAACGCACCCAACAAAATGATAATCCCCATGCACCTTTGCATACTCTCTCTCGAGCTTGTCAATGTCATCCGATGACAGCCACTCCGTCCGGTTAGTTTTCCAGGATTCAGGAGCACGAGGACGACCTGTTAACTGCGTAACGATGCACGTCGGAGCACCTGCTGTGCATTTACTGTGAAGTCTCATCTTCAATTCAGCCCACACCGCGTTAGGTCCGTTCTTTGGAATTGGGGGTTCTTTCGAGTGTTTTGTATTGTATACGGTTCGAAGCCGCTCGATCTCATCTGGATCAAAGAGGATCATCCTTGCTTAAAACGGATACTTTCCTTGGTGGAGGGAGTGTAAGGCACAATGGAGACTCTCAAGGCAATTCTTACGAAGTATATCCGCGTCAACAAGGACATCTCTGAGCTGAACTCTCAGGTGTCTGAGTTGCGTGACAATCGTCGCACAGTCGAGCTGGATTTGGCCGCACTCTATGCGCGTGCTGAGCTTCCTGACCAGATTCTTCTTCGCGAGTCAGAGATGACGTTCAATGTGAAGCGGCCGAACAAGTGGAAGAAGGGCTGGAGTTTGTCCAAGAAGGACCTTGAGATCTATCTCAAGGACATTCTGGGCGAGCGGGGCAGTGATGTGATGCGTGAGATTGTGCGTCGTCACGAGCCTAAGCTAATGGCCGACGACTTCGGGTTCGAGCTGAAGTCTACCGGGTCTTCGGGCTCATCTGATCCGACGGATGGTTGAACAACTACGCGCGGCAGGTGATTCATAATATACACGATCTCAATTTGGTTATTATGACTGAGCATGCCTACTAAACATATGCAGCAGCAGCCAAAGATTATAACACTAACGGCGACCAGAGCGCCGATGAGCGCGTCGCCCATTATGCTTTTTGTTTCGTCTAGTCGAAAACCGCTTATGGCGCCGGCCCCCAATCTTCTGGCGTTTTGCTGTCATATCATTCCTCCGCTTCACCCTATCCAACGCCTTTTCTTTATATTCAGCGCGTAAGGCGTTTGCTTTGTCATTGAGTTGCCGTATAGCCGTTTGTTCTCCCTCTGTTGGCAGTGGTGCACCCAGTGTCCTCTTCATAATTACGCCGTATTTCTCATGTATCAAGTCAGAAAGTGGATTCTTACTGATCGGTTTATACCCCTGCAGCATGTGTGCTAATGGAACTTTGCGGAGAGGATCTGTTTCCGGTCTCACATTCGCAGAGAGTTGTGCCTGCATGGGTCCATCTATCTTTTTAGACGCAAGGACGTGTTGTTCGAAGCCTTTGTTGATTTCTGAAAGATAGCCCTTGCCCTGTTGAACACATACGAATACTCGGCTTACGGAATCGCCATACACCGAATACAAAATACCACCCACAAGTTGATCGCCCGCATAGAGACGGCCCAATATCAGTTGTGGGTCTGGAGTTTCAGATAAGAATATATCCTTGATGTCAATGCCTCCAGCTCCGCACAGAGCACTAATAACTTTATAGTCCTCTGTTCGAGTGTTGATAGGTATACCCGCCAACGGCTCAGCCCGGTATTCAGTCATTATATAGTTGGTGCATTTATTTGGATAGGCTGTTTGAGGGACTCCTCGATCTCTCGAAGGAGCGCATTGATTTCCCGCAGTTGTTTTGACGCTTCAAGGGTGTTTTCGCGGGGCATGAATCCATATTGGACTCGTGTCACCGCAACGGATAACTGCCTTTGCCGCTCAACCACTTGAAGCGCCAGTGTAGACAGCTGTTTTCGCATCAATCGATATGTTATGGGACGTAGAAAATCTTTAAGCCCGACGCGACCGAGTCTTGCGACCACGCTGCTTACGACGTGTCTTGCGTGTCTTGCGGCGACGACGACCTGCGGCGGCGGCCGCGGCGGTGGATACGATAGTGAAGTCACCTAGATCAAGCATCGGAATCTCCTCCCCTTTAAAAAAGTATTTGCGATTTTGGCGGGTTGCAATATTTCCCGAACTGCTTGTGAGAAGTCCTACGGTGCCGTCTACATCCCTTACCATGATTCCGGAGGGGGACTTGTTAAGCGCGTCAATGATTGCCTCTCGCTTCTTATTTTCTTCCTCAACATCATCATAACTGTCGTCCATTTACTACTCCTCAGGAAATTCCATCATCTTCTCTTGATACGAAATACTCGCGCATCTTTGCTTCGACCTTCTTATCTGTGAGCTCCCAGATACCGTGTTTGTTGGTTTCAATGATTGAACGCACATCGCGAAGGCCATCCAATACGCGATGACGGTCGACATACTTGCGATTCTTTGCAGATCCATGCCACAGATGATAGACTGTTCCCGTTGCACATGCGACTTTGGGCTGCTTCATTACGCAATATTCTGTATACGAGGGAACGAGAGAGTTGTGCAGATACCCTGGAGGAAACTTGATATTCAGCCACGCAGCGGTGGACATGGTATCTCCGCTTCCGGTGATTCCATGCTGATAAAATCCGATCTCTCTGAACCATTTGCGTTGAAATGCCCACGCAAAGCCCGGGTGATACGAGTGATTATACAGATTGACTCTGCACATATACGCAACAGATAAGCGTGTCTGAATCATCTTAGTGTAGGTGCTATCAAGCCACACGCACGAGGAGAACGGCTGAATCACTTCATACGTTCCCAAAAGACGAGAGACTTCCTCATACCATGCAGGTTTTCCAAAGATCACATCTGCATCCATAAATAACAGCTTGGTATATCTGCAGGGAATACGCTTCTCCATAAGGCTGCACATGACCTCTTTGTGGAACATGATGCTGTCTCCTTTCACGTGGAAAGCATCTGCAATTTCAGGTGCATGATCTTCAAAGGTCAGCTCCATCGTGTAGTAAGGAATCTTTGCCAGCTTCAATTTTTCGATTGTATAGAAATAGTTCATCAACATCTTCTTTGAGCGGGCGGGGTTGAAGAAGACAAAACAGACTGCCATATCTTTGCGAGACGGAGTTTCATAACGGCAGGCTGCCACGTCGACAATACAGGTCTCAAGGGGCGGCGCTGTTTCCGGAGTGCGCACTACATTGTAGGCGAAAGATTGGAGCTGCCCCATTATTAGTAAGCTGCATTTTCGATATTTGCACGTTGCTCTGCAATACGTTGCATATATTTACGACGACTCTGCTCAGCCGCCGCCTTTGTGCGTTTTAGTTTGCGGGCGCGAGACAGTGCATACATCCGCCTTGTCTGCTTCTTTGTCTGATAGAGTGACTTGACCGCCTTTTTAATGCCTAGTAAACCACCAAGCTGCCGAAGCGTCGCCATTGTATGTGTCTGATAAAAACGAATTCACTGGATGGGATGAGGGACGATGTTCATGTATTCACCGTATAACCCTTCCAATAGAACATTCACCGAAGATGACATTCACCGTATTCTTCGCCGTCATGGACTTCCTCACTATCGCATCTCAGGACGCAAGATATTTCAAACTGCTATGGTCCACACGACGTATGTTCGCCGTGCGGATTATACAACTCCCGATGGTGAACCCGCTACCCTTGCTCCCTGTCCCATCGGAGTTATGCCGCTCCAAGATGAGAGTTATGAATGCTTGGAATTTGAAGGGGATGCAGTCCTTGGGGCGTGCATCGCAACTTACTTACGTAAGAAGTATCCCGATAAGAAACAGGGATTCTTGACGGACGCCCGTAAGGAGCTCGTCAACAATGACCGTATCGGAGGACTGTCGAAGGACTTGGGTTTGAACCGCTTCTATGTGATTTCTCGACACAACGAAGACTCAATTGCAATTGCGGGTCGAACAAATACAAAAAAGTTAGGCGATATCTTTGAGGCCTTTCTCGGTGCTTTGTGGACAGACTGTGGTAACCGATTTGCCATTGTCCATGCATTTGTGACCACCGTTATGGAGACATATCTTGATGTAGACGAGATTGTTGCATCCACCACTAATTTCAAGGACATCTTTCAGAAGCATTGTCAACGAGAGTTCAAGTGCACTCCGGTCTATGAAATGAGATCCAATGATCCAAAGAAGAATGAGATTGTGGTAGCCGTCATGGTTTCTGGAAAAGTCTATGGGATAGGTGCAGGGACAACTCGGAAAAAGGCCGAACAGCTAGCGTGTCAAGAGGCACTTGGCAAGGTCGGGGTCGAATCATAGAAGAATATATCCTCGCAAAAGATAAACACAATGGGCGGTGGTCTTCTTCAGCTCGTTGCATATGGTGCTCAGGATGCCTACATCACTGGAAATCCGCATATCACCTTCTGGAAGGTGCTCTACAAGCGTCATACAAATTTTGCCATGGAGGCGATGCGTGTCAACTTTACTGGCACGCCGGCGTATGGTCAGCGCTCGGTAGTGGTCGTGAACCGGAATGCTGACCTGATGTTCCGCACTTACCTCGAGGTGACGCTCCCCGACACTCGCGCCGCCGCGAACGGTTCTGCTTCGTCTGTCAATACTCCCACCGGTCGTGATGTCCTTTGGACTCCGGGTGGCCGGCGCCGTCTGGGATACCTGCTCATCCAGCAGGTAGAGATTGAGATTGGTGGACAAGTGATGGACCGTCACTATGGTGAGTGGATGTATCTGTGGGAGTCCCTGACCTCCAACTTCGACCAGTCTGTTCGTCTTGATCAGATGATGGGCGGCGCTACCCAGCTTGCTCCGAGCACGCCCGCCTCGTGCCAGGGACGCCCGGTTGTCATGTATATCCCGCTGTCTTTTTGGTTCTGCCGCAACCCGGGTCTGGCGCTTCCGCTCATTGCCCTCCAGTATCACGAGGTGCGCCTGAACTTCATCTTCCGCCAGGCCACGGATCTTGTATCTTCCCAGTATGATAGCACCCCTACAAACGTGTGGCCCGGTGGAATTCCGCAGGCCGCACAGTTCCTGCCCAAGCTCAAGGATGCGGCGGTCTATGTGGATTACATTTACCTGGATACAGATGAGCGTCGTCGCTTCGCCCAGCAGTCGCACGAGTATTTGATTGACCAGCTCCAGTTCGGTCTTCAGCAGTCCGTGACCTCGCAGACGGTGCGCCTGGACCTGACGCTGAACCACCCGGTCAAGGAGCTCGTGTGGGTCTTCCAGGATGCCCGCAAGCTCGACTGTTCGCTCCCGGCGACCAGCACGGGTGCTGCCCTGACCTATACGCAGCCGTTCTCGTATGACGACATCGCCAACCGGTGCCGCCTGCAGCTCAACGGACAGGACCGGTTCGATGAACGATTCGGCGATTACTTCTGGAAGGTCCAGCCTTACCAGCACCACTCGGGAGGTGGTTTCAATCAGATCACGGGTTCGCAGGTGCTGGCAGATGGGGCTCCGGAGAACACGGCGTTAGTCACAGTCAACCCGATCAACGTTTACTCGTTCTCGCTTGCCCCCGAGGAGCACCAGCCGTCTGGATCGTGTAACTTCTCGCGCATCGACACCACGACCCTGGTGTTCGACTCGATCACCACTGGTGCTAGTGGAGCTCTGGCGAACGGACTGTTCCCCTCGAAGAACTTCCCTTACCTGTTCCGCATGTATGCCGTGAACTACAACATCTTCCGCGTGATGAGCGGCATGGGCGGTCTGGCATACAGTAACTTAAGATTGATTCTAAATAATGCTTCACGTGTTTATCTCAGGTCCACGTCGCCCATCATTGAATGATGTGCTTTTATGTATTCGGACACTGAAATCTCAACTTCCACCGTGTAAGATCTGGTTTAGCACGTGGGAAACACGTGAGCCACTTGATCTTCTACGCGCAGAAGTTGACATGTTGATTGTGAATCGAGAGCCTATTTTTTTGTCAAAGGCAAAAACGTGGGAAGCGCGTGCCTATCCAAATACAACAGATGGGATAACATCAAGAACCTTTAAGATGTTCGTCGGAATGGAGAACATCTTCAAGGTAGCTCAGTGTGCACCTAATGATATTGTTATACGATTTCGGTCTGATTTGTTAGCTAACTTCGCACCAGGATATCTCCAGCAGTTGATCGAAGCGGGCAGTCGCGGATATGTTACCAGAAAAAGGAAGACATCTATTGTTGAATTTGATGATTGGTTTGCAGTTACGACATATACCAATATGAGGAATGTATGGTGTCATTATGGTGGTCTTCAAGACTTCGAAGACAATATGAATAGGTCTCGCAATGCAGAAGATATGGTTAGGCGTAGAGCTGAAAAACATGGTTTGCGCATTCTTCAGATTGACGAAAAGCAGATTGACTTTGCACTGTGTCGAGCCAACAATGAGCGTTATAGACTTGATTAACTCCGCCGCATGTAAGGAATAACCAGAAGTGTAAGAAGGATCACCAGAACCACCGCATCGAATACTGCTACAACCTTCTTATACTTGATCGGAAGCTCCTTGGTCTCCGGAGGGACACCGCCATAGGGTTTAGCCCAGCCGATGAGACCGCCTAACAGCGTAGGGCCAAGCTTGTCGTTACAGTCATAAATGTAATCATACCACGCCATCAATACATATGCTGTCATTGCGATAACAAACGCAAGCACAGCTTCATGTTGCCAAGCCTTAGGATGGGGCATCCAAAAAATGAATAAAACAAAGATTGCGAATGCGATGCACTTTTCATTGAGATAGAGGGGTGTTCCAAAAAGTCCACCACTCATTTATACTTTCAAATCAATTTTTGTAATGGAAGTGTTGGGTTTGCATATTCCTACGCCCAGAGTCTGCTGCATCATAATTGGCGCTGGATGTTCTCGCCCAGGACACTTTACGTGATCATGACCAAGAATGTGACCCATCTCATGGGAGACAACATACTGACGATAGCCTTCAAGAGACTGCCCACTTGCGCGAGATCCGTGCATCCACCGGTCAGCATTCAGATACATATTGCGGCCGTTCATCGTGGCACACGACAAGTTATCGGGAAGACCGCAGATTGTTAAGATATTCTTCGGAGTCACCAGTCGAATCAGAATATCTGGGTTCTTTTCTGTCAACACGAATCTGTAGCCATGACCTTCCCATCCGTCGGGATCGGATAAGTAAATTTGGACCAACTCTGCAAACTCCTCCTGTGAATACCGAACATCGGGATCCACATGAGCTGCGTAACGGATTACTTTAGGCATTCACCTTGCTTTTAGGAAACGAAAAGTATGTCAGCCAGGTAAGAAAGAGCACCATGCCTGTCACCAAATGCGCCCATTGCAAAAAGCGGACGCACCTGATCTTCACGTGTCAGTGTCCAGCAGAGTTTTGCGTTAAATGCCGCACTCCCGAAGTTCATGAATGCAAGGTGTATATTGTTCAGAAGATTGTGATTGAGAAGGTGGTTGCAGATAAACTCACTCGGGTGTGAGTTCAAGGTAATTCGTGAATGTGTTTGCAACATTCCTTGATGCTGTCTGGCTCATGTGCCATGCGCCAAGAATAGAGATCACAATTCCTCCATCTCTGAGAATTACCTCAAGATGAATCTCCTTACCTGCGATGTTCCTCTCCTGGAACGTAACGAACCAACATGGCTCGTTCTCGTCCGTGTTATGCATCTGTCGAACAGATCCCACAAGCTCCGGGTAGTCGTGCATCGTGTCGGAGATAGCGTTATCGAAGTTCATTTTGTCCTGCCTGCTGTCTCTTGGCGTGGCACGAGTGGATCCGTTTTTGAAAATGGATTTGATATGCGGTAGAAAAAGTCGTTGTGCGGTTACAATGGATTCTAAGTCTCTTCTCTTCGCAGACTATGTTGTCATCCTTCAGGCTATCCTTCCCTATGATATGTTTCCCGAGTATAACCGAGTGTTGTGGTTGGCATTTCGCGATCGCCATGACCGCCACATAAAACTTGGTGAGTTCATTGAGTTTCTTCGTTCAAACTCTCTGATGTTGGTGTTTGAACGACTTGTGGGCCAGCTTGCTATGCGTGGTATTGGTGAGTATGATGCGATCTATGATCATCTTATGAGTTACTCGTAATCGCGAAACGCAATACCAACCGGAAACCTAGGAATACCATCCGTGGTCAACTCCTGAAACCTCACTGTCAACATTTTTCCAATATAGTTGTTTCCGTTCTTAAAGAACTCTGCGCGCTCTGCGTGAGTTCCGCGAGGCCGAACGTTGAAGGTGCGGCCCTCCTTCGTCTTGCAGACCCAGATCACCAGGCCCTTATCAAGTCCCTCACCCTCCATAAATCCCGTAACCTCAAACTCATCATCCTTGAACTCCTTATACTTCTGCAGATCCGCTGACCGAGCCGCCAGCTGATAGAGTCCCGCCTTATTGCGAATGATCAGACCTTCTGCGCCTTCCGATACATACTTGTCATGGAACTTCTTCAGATCTTCCTTGGTCTTGGCCTCCTCTGTGGGCAGCAGCTTCACGATTCCATCACTCCGGGTCGAGAAGAAGTCGCGCAGAGTCTGCAGTCTTCCCTCGAATGGCTGGCTGTTCACGCAATCATAGACCCAATACTTCACCTGAACCAGTAGCTTCTTCTCAGCCTCATTGTGCTTAGTCTTACGGACAAGCCCAACGAACTGCTGGAAGGTAAGCGTATCTGAGTATAACTCACCATCCAGGACCAGTTTGCAGCCTGTTAATGCTCCGGTGATATGATCCAGTGCAGTAAATACCTTTCCCATGCGGCTGGTCAGGACTCCATTGTTGTAGATGCAGCGCACACCATCCAACTTGGCCTGAACATAGCAGGGGAACACGATATCCTTACCGCGCTTTCCATGCTCGTGGGCCAACATGGGCAGGATCGTGCCATGCTGCTCCATCTCCTGCTTTCCCATCTGCGGCACAACCGACTCCTCCAGGGACTCTGCATATCCACTGGTCTTCTTCTTATCCCACAGAGACCGCGCCTCAGCTGCGGCCTGCTGCTCCGGAGTTGTCTCGTTCTTCTTTCCGATATTCTTACCCTTATCCACAGTCTTCTCATTCACTGTGATAGCACCATCCTTGTAGCCGTAAGATGTGCGGATCATGTTTCCGATTGTCTCGATGTTCCACAGCTGGGTCTTGCCAGTCTTGGACTTTGCGTAGAGAGTAGGAAGTGCCATTTTCCTCACTCAACGTTTATTGTTGAACATCGCGACTTCGTTTTCATAGAATTAAAAAAGATAAGTGTTTGTAGTTTTTGTTTTACGCCTTGCTGCAATACGGACACAACTCCTTGTTGTGCACCTTGCGCATAGAAACCTTGGGCTCAACCTCCCAGCCCCGCTCACCGCCTCGCACGCCTGGGGTAACCTCGACCATCCGCATGACCCACTCCGGCTTCGACGCGTGCCAAATCTTGCACTGTGCAGCCGTCTCAGCCTTGATTGCTGCAATCTCTGCAGCCTTGATTGCTGCCTCATCAGCCTTCACAACAAGAGCTGCAGCGACCTCAGCGTCCTTCAGCATATCCAGCTTCCACTGCGGAATCTTACGCACAGATGACATCTTCGTGAGGTGCTAGGTCACAAGAGAGCACAAGTCCCGAGGCACAAGAGAGATCAGAGTTATTAGCTATGATCGTGTTGTGTCGGGGGCTTCTGACTGATTGATAATGTCAGACAATTCGTTTTCAGAATTGAAAAAGGGTAAATTTTTGTGGGTTATGGTTTCGGTTCAGACCAGCGCCTCGAGCCAGGCCGCCTGCTCTGCATCGGGAACGGCCAGCTCTGCCATGACTACCCGAGCCTGCGCCAGCTTCTCCTCGTTGGAAAGCGATCCTCCCGCAATTGCGGACATTTTTGTCTGGAGCATCTCACCCACAGAGACCGGAGGCTTAAAGCTCTCATCAAAGCCAACCATCACGTTGACCAGCCGGCTCAGATGCCCCTCGCAGCACATTGCCACCGACTCGCACATCTCCTCCCAGAGGCGCCGCTGGAGTTCGTGGCGAGTGGCCTCGGGCTGCTGCTGGATCATCGTCCACAGTCCCTCGAGCACGCGGCCATAGAGCCGATCACCGTTGATACGGCAGTTCATCTGACGATACCAGTGATCGACATCATTCATGACCTCCAGCACATGGTGAAGGTGCCCCGCCCGTGCCGCAAACACCCGCAGGATTTTCAGTCCAACCGGCTTTCCATCGGTCTTAACCGCCAGCAGCTTCTCCTCGCCCGCGTTGGTCTGCCTGACGATCGCAGCCGTGTGGACATTCTGCCGGTCCTCGGCAAAACGTGCCAACGGTCGGACCGGCTGTGCGCGTGCCTCCTCAACTGCCGCGGCCTGCTGTGCGATAAACACGGGGTCATGAGCCCACGCTCGCGCCGCCTCCTGCCTGCGCCGAAACGCCGCGAGTTCGCGCTCTCGCATGGCAACGTGAGTCACGCAAAGGCGCTCACCTGCGACGTGGACGCGCCCACACCAGTGGTCTCCCGCGATACCACCCTTAACGATATGCTCGCAGCTGTGCTCGGGAAGAGGCGGCATCCGAGCCTTGATAGGCCGGTGCATCCCGCAGCACTCGTCAGGGTCTAAGCTCCTAACGATGACGGCGCAGGGGAGGTGGTCACCCTGCTTTATGAAGTTGCAGGGGTGGGCTGGCATTCTCAGTAATTGTGGTTATGAGAAGAAGTTGTGGGAGCCCCACTGTCGAGTCATTCGTGATCTCCGACAATTCGTTTTCATAATGTAAAAATTTGTGGGTTTTGTGTTTCAGCTGTTTGTGGGTTGTGGTTTGGGTTGTTTGTGGGTTATGTTTTACTCGTCATCAGAGTCCAGCGCCGAGAAGTGCCCGGTGCGCACGACCACGCGCGGCACACGCACCGCTGCAGACTGCTGGCGGTTGTGCAGCATGCGCTGCGGCGCGGCCGCCACTGCCTTCATCGCGCAGATGCGCTCGCGCTCGGCCCACATGCGGGCGATCCAGCGCTGGAGCAGCGCCTCGTCCTGCCCGCGGTTGCGGCAGAGGCGCAGCTTGTCCGCGCAGATCTGGCGGAAAGCCGCGTCCGAGAGGCTCAGCAGCCGCTGGTTCTCGGCCTCACGGCGTGCCTTCTCTGCGGCCACGCGCGCAGCCTCGATGGCTGCGAGGCGCTCGGACTCAGCCGCGGCGGCGCGGCGCACGACCTCCGCAGCAGCGGCCTCCTCGGCCCACTCGGCCTCGAGGAAGGCGTCCTCGACGCAGCGGAACGCCTCCGCCTCGTCGTTGAGATCATACCAGCTGACCTCGAAGCGGTGGACGCCATACAGGTCCATCCAGTTGGACGTGTGCATCTCGCGGAGCCACTGCGCGCGGGCCTCGCGCTTGGCCATGTCGGCCTTGCGCACAGACTCGCAGTGCATGACGAACCGCTTCAGCGTGTCCACGACCTGATCGACAGCCTGCATGTCGACAACGGCCTTCTTCTCGACCCACTGCGGGCCAGAGAATGAATACCCCAGCGGCTTCTGGAGGATGAGTCCGGCGCGGCGCATGCGCACGGAGAACGGCACGAACATTCTAACGACCGCTGTCGTTACGAACGCTCGCGAAAGAGGGTGTAGTGAGGTGCTAGGTCACTGTTGTTGTGCACGGGTCCCGAGAGAGATCAGAGTTGTAGGCTGTGATCGTGTGTTGTGTCGGGGGCTTCTGGATGATTGATGATGTCGGACAATTCGTTTTCAGAAATCTGGACCCCTAAACACCCCCCACCCCCCCAAACACCTACGAAAAGTGGGTTGAGAACACATGCGGTTGCGTAAAGTCTTTGGAGTTTGAAAAAGTTAC